TTCATCGGCTCGACCTCTACAACCGTGCCGCCGCCCACCAGACGACCGCCGACAACCCGGGCCTGCTCCCCGAGCAGATCATGGGACCGCTCATTTCGTTTGTCGACGACGCTCGGCCGCTCGTTACGGCGCTCGGCCCGCGTCAGCTTCCGTCGGGCTCGTGGTCGCGGCCGATCGTCACGCAGCATACGAACGTCGCCCTGCAGGCATCGGGCGAAAAGACCGAGCTCGTTAGCCAGAAAATGACGATCGCAAAGCTTCCCGTTACGGCGGGAACGTTCGGGGGCTACGTCAACGTGTCGCGCCAGGACATTGATTGGACGCAGCCCGCGATTATGGACCTCGTCATTAACGACCTCGCCTCGGTCTACGCGCAGAAGACCGAAGCGGCACTCGCGGCAGTCATCGACGCGTCGACGACGGCCGGGCCGACCTTGCCCGCGTCGCCAGACGGCGCCGACGTTGCCGCCGCGATTTGGGCGGCAGCGGGGACGGCCTATTCGGCAATGAAGGGCGCCGGGCGGCTCGTGCTTGCCGTCTCGCCCGACATGCTCGGTTTGGTCGGGCCGCTCTTCGCTCCGATCAACCCGACCAACGCGCAGAGCTCGGGATTCTCTGCGGGCGGATTCGGCTCGGGCGCCATGGGCGCAATCTCGGGAATCGCGGTCATCATGTCGCCCGCGCTCGACGCGGGGACGATGATCGTTTTCTCGACGGCTGCGGTCGAGGTCTACGAGGATCGCATTGGCTCGCTGCAGGTCGTCGAGCCGTCGGTCCTCGGCGTGCAGGTCGCCTATGCGGGCTACTTCGCGAGCCTCGTCGTCGAAGACGCCGGAATCATCGAAATCGACGCGACGCCATGAGCGAGGTCGAGCCGACAATCCGGGTCGCTCGTAAGGACTTCCCGAACCAACAGAACGTGAGGCCCGACGGCTCGGGACCCGGGCGACCGCCCGAGGGGACGGGCGGCTCGGGCGGCGACATTGTCAACCCGCGCGACGAGCCCGAGCCCGAGAAGCTGCCCGGGCAGCATGCGGGGCTCGACGCGCTCGCTGCCGAGCGGGGCGTCGAGTGGTCGCGGGACGACCTGACCGTCGCTGAAAAGCAGGCCGAGCTCGGCGGTTGACGTGGCATACGCAACCGTTGCCGAGCTGGCCCGCATCTTGCAGCTCAACGCACCCTCTGCAGCGCAGCTCGTCGCGTTGCAGAGGGTGCTCGACGCTGCAGCGACCGAGATAGACAAGTACCTCGGCTTGGCCGAGGCCATGCCCTCGCCGCCGCCCGCGCTCGTGGTCGAGGTCAACCTAGAGCGGGCGGTCGAACATTGGAAGACCGAGCAGTCGCCCTTCGGCATCGTCGTTCTCGGTCCCGAGAGCCTGCCGACCTACTCGGGCCGCAACCCGTGGTCGAGGCATGCCCGCACGCTGCTACCGCTAAAGGAATCATGGGGCGTCGGCTAAGTGGGGCGGTCGCTTTACCCTGACTTCCCGGCGCCGACGCAGCCGAACGCGGGCGGCGCTTTCGAGCTCGGCCAACGCTTCAAGGATTCGGCGGGCGGCTTCGTCACGAAGCTGCGCTACGTTCGCGCCTCGGCCGAGCCCGCCGTCGACCATACGTTGCGGCTTTGGTCGGCGGCGGGGGTCGAGCTCGCGTCGGCGGTCGCGCCTGCAGGTGCGTCGGGAACCTGGCACGAGGCGATCCTCGCGACGCCGTACGAGCTGACGCCCGATACCGAATACGTCGTCTCGGTTTCGGTCACGGATAGTCGAGCCGAAAACGTCAGCGGCAATTGGCCTCCGCCGTCGCCGGGCACGGGCACGCTCGTATCGGTCGGCGGCGTCAGTCAAGGCGTCTTCCATGACCCGCCGCTCGGGACGTTCCCGACAAGCTCCGTTCAATCCCTCTATTGGGTTGACGTCGTCGTCGAAGACGCCCTCGCCGAGGTCCGAGAAACGGTCGTGACCTATATGGACGGGGCGACGCTCGTCGGCCGTCTGACGATCGACGGATTCGAAACGCTGACCGATTGGCCCGGCCTGGCTAACGCGTGGTGGGCCGACGGCCTCGCGAACGCGGCGCAATGGGCCTACCTGCAGGCACTCGTCGGCGACACGACGATCGACACCTTTACCGACCCCGACGACGTCGACATGACGGGGGCGCCGCCCGAGGTCGACCTACCCGACGAGGCGTGGATTTCGCGCGAGCAAATCTTCACTTCGGCGACGATTGCCGACCTCTCGACGGCGCAGGCCGAGCTCGACGCGCTCGCCGACGATGACGTGCCGCCGACGGCGCCCGCGAGCCTCGACGCGACCGCGATTAGCTCGACGGCCGTGCTCGTGAGCTGGCCCGCCGCGACCGACAATGTCGGCGTCGTCGCCTACCTCGTCGAGCGATGCGAGGGCGAGGCGTGCACGGGCTTCGTGCAAATCGTGTCGCGTACGACCACGAGCTATATCGACACGGGGCGCACGCCCGAGACGGTCTACCGCTACCGCGTGCGGGCCGTCGACGACGCGGGCAATTTCGGGCCTTACTCGCCGATAGCCGAGGCGACGACGCCCGAGCTCGGGACCGAAACGGGGCTCGCCGCGATCGTCTCGGCAATGGCGGCGGCGCTTGAGCCGCTCAAGGCGACGATTCCCGACCTGCAGGTCTATCCGTTTCTCAACCCAAATCCGACGCCGCCGTCGATCGACATTTACCCCGCAGACCCGTTTCAGTCGAGCTCGGGCTTCGGGCAAGACATGGACACGTTTTGGGTGGTGCGAGCTCGCACGACCACGGCCGACCACGAGGCAGGGCAGCGGGCGCTCCTACGCATGCTCGACCGTGGGGCGCCCGAGTCAGTCGAAGAGGCGTTGACCGCTGACCAAACGCTCGGCGGGCTCGTGCAGTCGCTCGGGATTCCCGACGAGGGCGTCTCGGGCTATCGCGTCTACCTAGAAGACCCGCAGGGCAACGGGTCGCTTATCGGCGTCGAATGGCGATTGGAGGTCATCACGAAATGACGCTTTACAAGGTCACGGCGGCGACGGGCTTTCGTGGCTTTAAAGAGGGCGAGGAATTCGAAGCCGAGCTCGCGCCCGACGAAGAGCGCCGCGCGAAAGAGCGCGGGTCAATCCGCGTCGTTAAACGCGACGACAAAGAAGGGAAGAAGGAGGGTAAAGAATGAGCAAGCGAGTCGCACTAAAAGACTCGGTTATGGTCGACGCAGTCGACCTAAGCAATTTCGCCCGTAGCGTGGAATTCAGCTCGGAACACGAGCGGGTCGATGTTAGCGGCTTTAACGCTACGGGAAGCAATGAGTATTTGACCGGGCCGACCGAGCAGTCGGTCACGGTCGAATTCTTCGGGTCTTACGGCACGGGCGAGGTCCACCAGACCCTCTACCCGATCCATCGCGACCGAGAGGTCGTCGCGTTCGCATGGCGCCCCGACCAAACGGCGCCCGCTTCGGCGACGAATCCCGAGCTGCGAGGGCAGGTGCAGCTTTACTCGTACGGGCCGGGCGCGACCCGGGGCGATACCGAGACGTTTTCGGTTGTCTTCCAGGCAGCCGACGAAGACGGCCTCGCTTTCCAGACAACGCCGCTGCCGTAATGCCAGCTCAAGGCGCAACGCTGCGGGTCGAGGGGTACCGCGACTTTCTCGTCGCCTGCGACAAGGCGGGCAAGGAAACGAAGCGGGAAGTACGCGGCACCTTTCGCAAGGTCGGCGACATAGTCAAGGTCGACGCGAGCCGTCGGCTCGCCGACATTAGCTTGAGGTCGGCGGCGGGCTATCGGACCTACGTGCGGCAGCGAGGCGTCGAGGTCGACCAATCGCTGCGGCGCACGCCCCGCAAAAAGCCCGATTGGTCGTTTACGCAAATGCGGCGAGCCCTCGGGCCGTCGCTCGCATCGAACGAAGAGCGCGTCGTCGGCGAATTCGAACGCGCGATGGACACGGTATGCGACCACTTCGAAAGGGGTTGAATGGACTTCCTGACGATCGACGGCGTCAAGCCCTATGACGGCCGCTACGAATTCGACCTACGCGGGTCGTCGTTCACGGTTCGCGAGTGGGGCTACATAAAGCGCCACTCGGGCTACCTGCCAATGACGATCGACGACGGGCTCGCGGGCGCCGACGCCGAGCTCATGGCGGTCTTCGCCCTTATCGCGCTCGTGCGAGCCGACAAGGTCGAGCCGAGCGACGTGCCCGTCGTATGGGAACGTTTCGCCGACGCCCCGGGCGTCGTTTCGATCCGACTAGAGCTCGGTCGCGACGAGGTCGACGAAGACGAGGACCCTCCCCAAAGCTCGACCGAGAGCGCGACCTCTTCTGGCGACGATTCGAACGGGAATTCGGCGAGCTCGGCCGAGCCGACGCTACCTATTGGGACCCGCGACTCGGATATTTCGGGGTCCCTCCGGGTCGGGGGGTGGGAGAGCTGACGCCGTTGCAAATGCTTACGACGGTCGAGCTCTTCGCGGCGGTCTACGGCGTGCGGGAAATGGTCTAGCCCGTGGCATTCGGCAGCCGCGAAATTAAGGTCACGATCCTCGGCGATAGCCGGGACCTTGAGCGGGCTTTCGACCGATCCTCGAAAGCCGCGCGTGACTTCAACCGCGACGTAACCTCGGGCTCGGGCCGAGCGCAGCTCGCGTTCTCGGGCCTCGGCAAAGAGGCTGCGAAAATGGCGGGCGGCTTCCTGGCCGTCGACGCCGCCGCCCGAGCTCTCGGCACGGGGCTAAAAGTCAGCGTCGAAGCGGCGTCGAACCTGACCGAGCAAATCGGAAAGTCGCGCATCGTCTTCGGCGGCGCGTCGCGCGACGTCGAGGCGTGGGCGAAGACGACCTCGACTTCGTTCGGGATTGCGAACGACCAAGCCCTAGAGACGGCGGGCACGTTCGGCAACCTCTTTCGCACGGTCGGGCTCGTCGGCAAAGCCAACGCCGATATGTCGACCTCGCTCGTTGAGCTGGCAGCCGACCTCGCGGCTTTCAACAACATTGACGACGTTTCGCAGGTGCTCGACGCCCTACGCTCGGGCCTCGTCGGCGAGGCCGAGCCGCTGCGGCGCCTCGGCGTGCGGCTCTCGGAAGCCCGGGTCCAGCAAGACGCGCTACGGGAGTCGGGCAAGCGCAGCGTAAAGCAGCTAACCGAGCAAGAGAAAATGCTCGCGCGGTATCGAATCATCCTGACCGATTCGAAGACGGCGCAGGGCAATTTCGCCGCGACGCAAGACTCGCTCGCGCAGCAATCGAAGGTTCTAAAGGCGCAGCTCCGCGACCTCTCGACGGTCATCGGCGGCATGCTCATTCCCGCCATTACGGGCATCGTGACCACGGCGAATACCGCCATTCAAGACGTGCGCGAGCTCGGCGACGCCCTCGCTTTCCTGGCAAGCAAATTGCCGCTGCCGCCCGTCTTCCCCGACGGCGCGGGCGAGACGGCGAAAAAGGTGCTCGGCGATTTGCTCCCGGCGATCCCCGTCGTCGAGCAGCTCGCTACGGGCATTCACGGCGCCGCCGACGCGTACCGAGACTTCCGGGCCGCAGCGGCGACGCCCGTCGTCGTCACGATCGACTTTCAGACGATGGGACCCGTCGGCTTGCTCACGGGCGCCGGGCTCGGGCTCGCGGCAAAAGACCGAATCGAAAGCCGAGGGCTCGGCACGCCGCCCGCCCCGCTGACGACCAAGCAGCGCCGCGACTTTTTCGACGCGAACGTCGCGAGGCAACGCGACGCCGTACAAGACATTGCCAATAACACGGCGAAAATTACTCGGCTAGAGGGAATCCGGGCGAAGCTGCAGGGCAAGCTCGCGACGACCAAAGACCCGACGCGGCGGCTCTCGCTTGAGCGCGAAATCTTGGAGGTCAACCGCGACATTCGCGCCGTGCGCGGGGAAATGCACGCCGAGAGCGCGAGCGCCGCGAGCGACGCGAAAGCGAGCGCCGAAGAGCTAAAGCGACTCGCCGAAGAGCGGGCCGACGCCGCCCGCGAGCGAGCGCAGACGGCGCAGTTTGCGGCGCTCGGGCTCGGGCCGAACGGCGAAGCCCTGGCGCCCGGGCTCGGCGCCCTGCGAAAGCGACTCGGCCGAACGCAAAAGGCGCTCGCCGGGACGATCCTCGACCCGAAGCGCAAGTCGGAAATGGTGCGGCTGCTCGAAACCATGAAGCGCATTCTTGCGGGCAAGCTCGGCGAGGTCGGCGAGGAAATGCGGCGCAAGCTTGAAGAGCTGCTCGCCGGGCTCGACAAGACGATTGCCGAGCACGCTAAACGCCGCCGTACGCGTCGCTTCCGCCCGGTTGACGTCGACGACCTACTCGCCGGGCTCGGGCTCTCACGCGACGAGATACGAGCTCTCAAGCAGCGTCTAGCCGTGGTCGGCGCGGGCGGCACGGCGCCGCTCGGCGGGCAGGGCGCATTCGGCTATCGCTTGCCCGGGGCGATCGTGATTAACGGCGGCGTGACCGTCAAGGCCGACAACCCCGACGTAATCGCTCGCGAGCTGCAGAAGAGGGCACGCCGCACGGCGACGCAGACTCGCGGCGTTCGCGCGGGCTCGCGGCAGGGGATCGAC